GAGTAGGGCGCCGCCGGGCATGAATAAAGCACACCGACTAAATCTTCAAAATGAACAGAACAACATATTACCGCGGGGTGGAGCAGCCCGGTAGCTCGTCAGGCTCATAACCTGAAGGTCGTAGGTTCAAATCCTACCCCCGCAACCAAAATATCCCAATCATACTGGTATGATAGCAAAAGCCCTGAGCCAACCGCTCAGGGCTTTTTGCGTTCGCGTCAACACCACGTCAACATTTGATCTAGTCTTGAGACGCCAGATGCAAAGAGATGGCTGGCAAATGACGTCAGGTTCTCCTAAGGCTTAGGGCAAGAGAGATATTCTAAGTTGGTTGTGAAATTCATAGATTGCAATCTACGGACTGGCGCTAAATTGAACGGTCGGTGGTGAGAGTGGCTGAAAAGCTAGGTGCTTGTCTGTGTGCTGACGCGCTCCACATTGTGATCGGGCCGGTCCTTCGCTGCAGGTGCGAAGGATGGAGCGTCTAAACAGTTATTGCGCTTGCGACAAGGTATTTCTAGCTAATCAGATAAATCTATCGAGAGTTGAGTGTTCCCGCATAGCATCAGTCTTTGTCACGTGTTTTGTTTGGAAAAAAGCGGCTCTGAGAACTAAATGCTCTAATTAGTTAGCTTCCGGTATTTACTCGGCGTGTGTGGGGTGTTGATAGTGGCCACAATTGTTGCCTCCTAATCATTCTGGAAACTCTTCGTGTCTCATCAAACCAATAACCTAGCTGCCTTCATCTGGTCTCTTGCTGATTTGCTGCGTGGAGATTTTAAGCAAAGCCAGTATGGCCGTGTTATCCTGCCGTTTACGCTGCTGCGCCGCCTTGAATGCGTGTTGGAAGGCAGTAAGGATGCGGTGATAGCACAGGCTGACAAGCTCAAGTCGATGAACTTGCCAGAAGAGGCGCAGGAGAAGCTGTTACTGCGGGCTGCTGGGTTGTCGTTCTACAACACCTCCAGAATGGATATGTCCAAGCTTGGCGAAACAGGCATCAAGGATAATCTGGAGAGCTACATTCAGGGCTTCTCCAAGGATGCCCGCGAGATCTTTGAGCACTTCAAATTTGCCGAGTTTATCGCTCAACTAGCAGAGGCCAACCTGCTCTACAAAGTGGTGCAGCGCGTTCGTGAGGCAGATCTCAGCCCTGCGAAGATTTCCAACCATGAAATGGGGCTGGTGTTTGAGGAACTGATCCGGCGCTTTGCGGAAGGTTCCAACGAGACGGCTGGTGAGCACTTCACCCCGCGTGATATCGTTCGCCTCACCACATCATTGGTGTTTATGGAGGATGATGACGCGCTTACGAAGCCTGGTATTATCCGCACTATTTATGATCCCACCGCAGGCACTGGCGGGTTTTTGTCTTCTGGTATGGAGTATGTACACGAGCTGAACCCGCAAGCGGTTATGCGCGGTTTTGGGCAGGAGCTGAACCCGGAGAGTTATGCCATTTGTAAGGCGGATATGCTGATCAAGGGGCAGGAAGTTGACAATATCAAGCTTGGCAACACGCTCAGCCAGGACCAGCTCTACGCCGACAAGTTTGATTATATGCTCTCCAACCCGCCATTTGGGGTGGACTGGAAAAAGATTGAAGGCACCATCAAGGACGAGCACACCCTGAAAGGCCATGATGGACGCTTCGGCCCCGGCCTGCCGCGTGTGTCAGATGGGTCGCTGCTGTTCCTCATGCACCTCATTTCCAAGCTACGGGACACGCATGAAGGCGGTGGGCGTATCGGCATCATCCTCAATGGGTCTCCGCTGTTTACGGGTGGCGCTGGCTCTGGTGAGAGTGAAATCCGCCGTTACATCTTAGAGGCTGACCTGCTGGAAGCCATCATCGCGCTGCCAACGGATATGTTCTACAATACCGGCATTGCCACTTATGTGTGGGTGCTCAGCAATAAAAAGAGCGCTGAGCGTAAAGGACAGATACAGCTCATCAACGGGGCGAACCTATATTCCAAGATGCGCAAATCTCTTGGCTCCAAGCGCAACCAGATGAGCGACGATGACATCCGCACCATCACCCGTTGTTTCGGGGCGTTTGAGGTGGTGGACGCACGAGAGCTGGATAAGGCAGAAGAACCTGCCAGCACACGTGGACGCAAGTCTGCAAATGGCAAGAAGGCTGAAATCAAAACCTTTGCCTCCAAAATCTTCAAGTCACATGAGTTTGGTTATCGCCGCCTGACCATTGAACGCCCCTTGCGTGAGAGCTTCCAGTTTTCTGATGAGCGATTGGAGACCCTACGCTTTGCTCCAAAACCACTGGGTGCTGTGATGCAGTGGATCTTTGAGACTTATGGGGGAAACTGGACAGACGCACCGGACTGCCCACGCTATGGCGATCTGGCGGAGCATGAAACAGAAATCCGTGCCCACATCAAAGCCAGCTTTGCAGAGCTGAAGGAAAAGCACATCAAGGACGTGCTGAAGCGGGAGATGTGGACAGACCAGAAGGCCATCCTGCTCAGCGCCAAAGCCCTGCAAGCGGTGATTGGCACCGACCAGCACAACGATATGAACACCTTTGACGACACGCTAAAGGCTGCGCTCAAGCAAAGCGGTGTTAAGCTGGAAACAGCCGCCAAAAAGCAAATCACAACCGCTGTAAGCTGGAAGAACCCTGAGGCTGCGCCGGTTATCAAAAAGGTCCACAAGGCTACCACGCCGAACCCAACCTACGGTCTGTTTGAGAGAGATGGGCAGAGCGTGGAGTACAAACCAGATGGCGACCTGCGCGATAATGAAAACGTGCCGCTGGACCCGGCCCGCTCTGTGAACGAGGCAAACGAGGATTACTTTGCCCGAGAGGTAAAGCCTCATGTGCCAGAGGCGTGGATTGATGCGGGCAAGAAAGACGAGCGTGATGGTGAGGTCGGCATTGTCGGTTATGAAATCCCCTTCAACCGGCATTTTTATGTGTACCAGCCACCACGGGCACTGGAAGAGATCGACGCTGAACTGGACGCGGTAAGCGCGGAAATTATGCAGCTGCTTCAGGAGGTCCACTCCTGATGGCTGGCACGTATAAAGCATACCCGGAATACAAAGAGAGCGGCGTTGAATGGCTTGGGGAAATTCCGAGTGGGTGGGTAGTCCTCAACAGCAGACGCATGTTTGGCCAACGAAAAGAACGAGCACGTAAAGAGGATAAGCAACTTACAGCTTCTCAGAAGTACGGAGTGATCTTCCAGAAGGAATTTATGGAGCGAGAGGGACAACGTGTTGTTCAAGTGCTCACTGGTTCAGAAATATTGAAGCATGTCGAACCTGATGACTTCGTTATCAGCATGCGCAGTTTTCAGGGAGGCCTTGAATGGTGCAAGTACGCAGGCAGCGTGAGCTCTGCTTATGTAGGACTAATACCGATTAAACACGTTGCGCCTGAGTTTTTCTCTTACTTATTTAAGAGCAAGCCGTATATCCAAGCACTTCAAAGTACTTCTAACCTTGTAAGAGACGGACAGGCCTTACGATTTGACAACTTCTCACTCATCGCACTTCCAGTACTCTCCCTCCCAGAACAACAACAGATCGCCAGGTTTCTCGATCATGAAACCGCGAAGATTGATCGGTTGATTGAGAGGCAGGAGCGGTTGATTGGGTTGCTGGAAGAAAAGCGGCAAGCGGTGATCTCTCATGCTGTCACCAAAGGCCTGAACCCAGACGCCCCCTTGCGCCCCTCCGGAATCGACTGGCTCGGCGATATGCCGGAGCATTGGGATGTGAGTAAATTCTCATATGCCAAAACTGTTTTAACTGATTACACTGCGAACGGATCTTTTGCTGACCTCAAAAAGAATGTCACATACTTGGACGAGCCGAGTTACGCCCGACTGATAAGATTAACAGATCTCCGAAAAGGTCTAAAAAATGATAACGGCGTTTGGATTGATAAAGCCTCTTACACATATTTGAAGAAATCATCTCTACTGGGGGGGGAATTCTTGCTTGCGAATGTAGGGGCATATGCTGGCCTTTTTTATGAGATGCCAGAGAATGCAGGTCATGCCTCACTCGCACCAAATATGTTTATGGCAAAATTTGACGAAGCAATGCTTCATAGGAAATTCATTGCATACGTCAGTCAAGGAACCGCAGTGAACTCTCAACTAGTTTTAGCTGCTACAGCTTCCTCAGCACAGCCAAAGCTAAATAAAGAAGACTTTAAATCTGTTTTATTTGCCTATCCATGCAAGTTGGAGCAAAAGGAGATAGTAAATTTCCTGGATAACACACTCAAAACACACGACCTCTTAATCACAAAAGCCCAATCCGCCATAGATCTCCTCAAAGAACGTCGCACGGCGCTTATCTCCGCTGCAGTAACGGGCAAGATTGATGTGCGGGACTGGGAGCCACCAAAAGACAGCTTTCAACCTCCTGAAGAATCTGCAAGTTTGACGCGAGTATCTGCGTAGAGCACAAATACTCGTGTATTGGGGGAGATAAGAGCGCATGACCACCAAGGGCCGATCACTGGAGCTGTTTTTTGTCGATGGTCGCCCCGACGGCCTTCTGGTGGCAGAGCTGTTCAACTGGACAGGCCACGTACTCCTCGTCCCCCGCACCCAGATCAAGCAGGCACTGGAACGCACCGAGGCCAGTTACACCGGCATTTACATTCTGCTGGGTGAACAGGACGGCGAGCCCACCGCCTATATTGGCGAGACGGAGGATATTGGCCAACGCATCCGCACCCACGATTCCAAAAAAGACTGGTGGACGAAGGCGGTGTTTGTCACCACAGCTGACAACAAACTCAACAAAGCCCACGTCCGGTTTTTAGAAGCGCGCAGCTATGAACGTGCCGCCTCGGTTGGCCGGGTGATCCTTGATAATGCCCAGATTCCACAAAAACCGCAGGTCAGCGAGGCTACCATCGCCAATATGGAAGGTTTTTTGGAAAACCTTTACATGATCCTTCCCGCCCTCGGCATTGATTTATTTGTCGAAAGTAAACGCAGCAGCGCAGCAGCAGAGATGCTGCGAGAAGCCGAAGGGAAGCAACTGCCCCTCTCTAGTTTTGCCAGTTTAAATGAGCCTGCCGTTCGTTTCATTCTTGAAGCAAAAAAACGCGGAGTGAGCGCAACGGCTCGTTTAGAAAATGGCGAGTTTATTGTCGAAGCCGGCTCCAAGGTTGTTCCGCGTTGGTTGTCGGAACCACACAATTATCAAAAACAGCTTGAGAAATTGCAAGAGCACGGCGTTGTTTCTGTTCAAGGCGATAGTGCTGAGTTCATGATAGATTATAAGTTTTCAAGCACCAGCGCAGCGGCTGCAATCGCGTTGGGTCGTGCTGCAAATGGCACAACAGAGTGGAAGCTATTAGGGACTAACAAGACTTACAAGCAATGGGAAGCCGAGCAATTGGCTGAGGTTTCTGCCTCGCTGGAAGACGCCTGAGACAATGGCGGGTTTACGCCGAGATGAATTGATATTTAAGGAATTTTAGGAATGAGCGACAAGGCTGCTGAAGAGTATTTCCAGCGCGATATTATCAACCAGTTGTGCGCTAATGGCTGGTTGCTTGGTTCGCCCGCTGGCTACAATCGCGCCCTTGCCCTTTATGAAGAAGACCTGCTCGGCTTTGTTAAAGAAACGCAGGATGGGGAATGGCAGAAGTTTGCCAGGAACCACCCCGGTAACAGCGAGCAGAAATTCCTTGAATGCGTTGCAATGCAGCTTGGCAAAGCTGACCCAAGAGCCGCCGACAAGCAAATGCGCCTTTACGGGACGCTTGGTGTGTTGCGCCATGGCCTGAAAGACCGCAACGCCCGGTTTAGCCTGTGCCAGTTTAAGCCAGAGCACGACCTCAACCCCGACACACTGGCGCGTTACGAGCAAAACCGTTTGCGTGTGGTGCCTGAGCTGGTCTACAGCCCCTGGGCTACAGCAGAGCATCTGGCCGTAACCGGAAAGAAGGCAAAGAACTGGCGCATCGATCTGGTGTTGTTCGTCAACGGCTTGCCAATTGCCACGCTAGAGCTGAAGTCCGAGTTCAAGCAGGCGGTAGACAGCGCCAAGCGACAGTATAAAACCACTCGCCTGCCTGTTGACCCTGAAACGCGCAAGCCAGAGCCGTTGCTCACGTTCAAACGCGGTGCGCTCGTGCATTTTGCTGTGAGCCAGTATGAGGTCTATATGACCACCAAACTGGCAGGCAAAGACACATATTTCCTCCCCTTCAACAAAGGGGCGAAGGACGGCGCGGCTGGCAATGATGTTCCAGAAGACAAAAATGAATATGCCACAGCCTATTTGTGGCAAGAGGTGCTGCAACCTGACAACCTTTTAAACATCCTCGCTCGTTTTATCCATCTGCAGATTGAGGAAAAAGAAGACTGGCAGGGCAGGAAGATCAAAAAAGAGACCATGATCTTCCCGCGCTATCATCAGTGGGATGTGGTCACCAAACTTGTTGGCGCGGCAAAAAGCGAAGGGTCCGGCCAAAAATACCTCATCCAGCATAGTGCTGGGTCAGGTAAATCCAATTCTATTGCATGGACCGCGCATCAACTCTCTTCGCTCTATGGTGACAACGGCGAAAAGGTATTCAACTCCGTCATCATCGTGACTGACCGCACAGTGCTTGATGACCAGCTGCAAGACACAATCTATCAGTTTGAGCATGTGGACGGTGTTGTTGGCCGCATCAACAACAAGGAAGGCGATGGCTCTAAGTCTGAAAAGCTGGCTAAAGCGCTGGAGGTTTCTCAGCCTATCATCATCGTCACCATCCAGACCTTCCCCTATGTGCTCAAAGCGATTGAGAACAGCACAAGCTTGAAGGCGCGCAGCTATGCCATTATTGCCGATGAAGCGCATTCTTCACAGACAGGCTCTACCGCACGTCAGCTCAAAGAAGTGCTGATGAAAGAAGAAAGCTCTGGTGAAGAAGAGCTGAGCAGCGAAGATATTCTTGATGCTGCTGTAGCCTCACGCCGCGCCTCGCAAAACCTCAGTTATTTTGCCTTTACCGCAACGCCAAAAGCTAAAACGCTGGAGCTGTTTGGCCGTCTGCCAAAGCCTGATGAGGTGCCATCTCGCACCAATATCCCAGTGGCTTACCACGTGTATTCCATGCGTCAGGCGATCGAGGAAGGCTTCATTCTCGATGTGCTGAAAAACTACACCAACTACAAAGTCGCCTATAATCTCGCTCTTAAGATACAGGAAAAAGACGACGAGGTTGAAAGCAAAAAAGCCAAGGTCAAGCTGAACCAGTGGGTACGGCTGCATGACTACAATATTGCTCAAAAAGTGCAGATCATTGTTGAGCACTTCAAAGATAATGTGATGGGTTTACTGGGCGGACAAGCCAAGGCGATGGTCGTTACCAGCTCACGCAAAGAGGCTGTTCGTTTTAAGCTGGCTTTTGATAAATACACAAAAGCCAAAGGCTACGATAAAATCCACTCAATGGCTGCTTTTTCCGGAGAGGTAGAGTTCACCGATAAAGACCCGAACTCAGCAGGATTGGTTGGCGAGAAGTTCACTGAAACCAGCATGAACCCAGGCCTGAAAGGCCGCGACATGCGCAAAGCTTTTGATGGTGACGAGTATCAGGTGATGATCGTTGCGAATAAGTTCCAGACTGGGTTTGATCAGCCCAAGCTTTGCGCCATGTACGTGGATAAGAAACTGGCCGGAGTGGAATGCGTTCAAACTCTTTCCCGCCTCAACCGCACCTATCAGGGTAAAGCAGAATCCGGCACGTTTGTTCTGGACTTCTTCAATGAGCCAGAAGACGTTTTGGCCCCGTTCCAGAAGTATTATCAGACCGCTGAACTTATAGATGTGTCTAATCCTAATCTCGTCTTCGAACTCTCAGAAAAACTCAGAAGCTCTGGAATTTTCCTATGGAGCGAGGTGGAGCAGTACTGCATTGCCTTCTTGCAAAAGAACAAGAGCAGTGCGGCCATCTCAAATATCTGTAAGCCTGCGGTGGAACGTTGGACCAGCCGCTACAAGTCAGCCGTTGAAGCCTATAAGCGTTCAAAGGATATGTTCGAGCGCGCCAAAAAGGCTGGCGATCCTGTCCTGATTGCCAACACGGATACAACGTTCAAAGACTGCAAGAAAGAAAAAGACGGGCTGGAAATCTTCAAGAAGGATTTGGGCACGTATGTGCGGTTTTATGAGTTCATCTCACAAATCGTGGACTATGATGATAAGGAACTGGAAAAGCTTAGCTTGTTTGCACGTAGCCTGCGTCCTTTGCTGCGCGAAGCTGCAATCGAGGATGATGTAATCGATCTGGACAATGTCGAACTGAGCCACTACCGACTGTCGAAGCTTAAGCAGCAGGATTTGCAGTTGGTAAGCGGTGAAGGCGAGGGATTGGAGCCAGCTGACGAGCTTGGCAGTGGCAAATCCAAAGACCGGAAAGAAGAGTTTCTCTCTCAGATTATTGAGCGTGTGAATGACATGTTTGCTGAAGATGGGCTCACAGAAAAAGATAAGGTCAATTACCTGTACGTACTCAGAGACAAAATCTCCGAAAATCCGCTTGTTATGACTCAGATTGAAAACAACACCAAAGATCAGGCAAAGCTAGGCGGCTTCCAAAATGCAGTAGACGATGCCATTATTACGAGTGGTGAGGCGCACCAGAAAATGATGATGCATCTTCTATCAAACCCAGAAAAAGCCGCTGAGATCTCCAACTTGTTACTTGATCTGATGTATGCAGAGAAGAAGCAAACTCAGTTCGATCAATCAGACGTTGAGTAAATCACTCTACGAAAAGTCTTTGTTAAATCGTGTTGATGGCTGTTTTAGCCTGCCACTAATATGCTGCGCCTGCGAAACAACCCAGCATTCAATGCCTTGTCGAATGTCAGCACATGGCCCTCAGTGATCTGTTTGCACTCTCAACGAGAGACTGTTTCCTGTCAGTTGTCACAGCATTAACTTGAAAGCTCAGAGCCCTGCAGTTGCAATGAGGGATCGCAGCTTGTCACCCACATCGACCGGTTCCCCCGGTGCTGTCATATCTGGCAGCCAGACGATATCCCATTTGCTGCGTTGTTTGACGCCCAGCGTCGGCTGAACTTCTGCATGGGTAAGAACGGAGTATGGGCTCACCGGGATCTGGTAGGTTTCACAGAGATCAGCAACAGTCTCCGCTAGTGCCTGAACTTGAACTTGCGTGATTGGATACTTGCCGGGATCAAAAGGTGACTCTATTGAGCCCGCCATGGCATCAAGGGCAACGCCGATGGACCCGGTATTGAGCGCTCGGGTATGAGCGGCATAGCGGCCACCGCGGCAATTGGCATTGGCCTCTGGTTTTAGAGCACCTGCATGTGTTCGGCCTGAGCGATCGATGATGATGTGGTAGTGCTGCCGCTCCAGCTCAATGAGCCCGTCCGCGCCTGCTGTCCAGTGCAGGATGATCCGATGAAGCCCCGAGGGATGAAACAACTCCTCGACGCGCTTCACGTTCCGCACTTTCAACGCCTCAGCTATCGCCGCTCTTGTCTTTGGTCCATCAAGACTATCGATGGGACCGGGATCATAGCTCAGAGCAGCAAGTCGGGCTTGGATGTCTCGTGTGGTGTACGTCATGGTTAGTCCTCCAGACATAAAAAAGCCGCCCGAAGGCAGCTTGAAGGGGTGAGTTCTTTGGGAGGGGCGGCGTTAGGTTCGGTCTTTGGCTTTTCTCGCTTGTGCCAGCTCCTTAAGCGCATGGCTAAGCTCTAGGCGCTTTTCACGCACAGCATGTATAGCTTGCTGGCTACAAGTCTTGCATGTCCGCTTGCGGGACTGCGGAACGACTTTCAGGAGGCGTTTAATCACGGCGCTTGATCTCCTCGGTTAGGGCGCGAATGGCCTCAGTGCTGGCTTGCAGGCCTTCGATGGCGTCCTTCTGGATCTCGCGAAGGGCAGCGTTGTATTCCTTGGTGTCTTGTCGCCACCAATTGAGCACTCTCCAGGCAAAGAAGCCCAGACCGACAATAGCAACGGCTGCGGGTCCGCCGCCCAGCGCATTGATGATCTCGCCAAGGTTTGTCATTGTGCGTCCGGTACGCCAACGCTGAGATAATGGATCGCCACGCTGACGGTGCCCCCAGTGAAGTCACCGCCCTTGGCGGTCAGGCGAATGGGCGTATCAGCGTAAAAGCCTTGCGGGCCGATGATGCCCTTGTTGGTGCTGCCAGCGGTAATGCCGAGGGAACCGCCGAACTTGGAGAGCTCGCCGTCAATGCCACAATCGTAAGAAGTGGCACCTGTGATTGCTGAGACTGTTCGGGTGGAAACACCAAGGCAGATGGAGCGATCTGGAATGGTGATGGTGGTCTCGACAATAGAGCCTGACAGACCTGAGAGCGTTTCTTCCAGAACACCCAGGCCTGTGGTGCCTCCAAGTGGTCCTTTGGCGACATGAACCAGCGTCGCTGATCTCAAAAGGTTCAAGGCATCGGAGAGAACTTTCCAACTCCCAGCGGTATAGATCAGCAATGTTTCAGCATCTGCGTCCCAGACGCGCATGCCATCAAGGGCGGGCAGCCGGAACCAGCTGCCATCGGCATAAAAGGCCACATCCTTCTCCCAGCCAGTCCATGCGTCTGTGGCGGGAAAACTCACGATGTAAGCATCGCCCTCACCGGGGGAGCTTGGCGGTGCTGCCGAAGTTGCATTGAGGACCCGCATCTGAATGAGGCCGTCGAGTAGGCGAAGGGCTTCGTTGTGGGTGATATGCTTTTGCGCCTGCGCGGCCATGATGTAGGGCAGGGCAAGCCGAGATGTTGTCTCTGACATGAAAGTGGCCTCAGAAGTGCAAAGTGGCGGTAAGCGGCGTGCCGCGGCCTAAGGTGTTTGAGAGTTGGTAGATGCGGATGGCGAGCATGTCTCCGGCTGAGAGCTCTGCGCCGAAGTCCTCTATCTGCTGCGTGCCGATATAAATCACGCTGGAGGTTTTTGAACTCAGCGTGCGGATTGCTGAGCCGTCTTTGAAGATCTCCACCTCATAGGCCTCGACCTCTTCGCCCAGTGGCACATCGCGTAACAGCCAGCTGTCTGCTTCGGGGAGACGGGACCGTCTGATCCATGAGAGAGTGAAGTCGCCGGGTAGCCGTCCTGTGCGATTGGGTTGGGCAACATGAACCGGAGAGAGCAGGCGCAAACCATTGGCTTCCGGTGTAAAGCCTAATTCCAACGTTGCTTGATCTGAAAGTTCCGCTCTGCCTGGTACAATGCGCCATTGGAACGGCAAGCCAATCTCGCTCAAAGAGATGGGAGCTGGAACCAAATTATCATCAAGCCGGATGATCCTTGCGCCTGCCGGGAGTGTATCGACGATAGAGCTCTCGGTGCCACGTTGACCGCGAAGCAGCCGTGAGAGCTTGTAGGTGGCCGGTGCTATCAATTCTGCTGTGCTGGCCTGAAGGATCTCCCAAGTGTTTGGAGCAGCCTCAATCGCAAAGGCATTGCCTCCTGCAAAGAGATCAAGGTCTGGAATGCTCTCGATGGTGCCTGAAGAAACGGAGACTACCATTTCATTGCCAAGATCAAACCTAGAGGTAGGATCTCGCTTAAGGGGCTCCAGTGTTAGCCCAAACTGGGCTGGTGTGGTGATCTGAGCAACCTGTTTGAAGCCTGCTTCTGCTTGGCTGCGGTAGACATTGAGAACACCCGGCCAGGGATCAGTGGAGGCTGCCATTAGAGGCTGATGAGCAGGGGTGCTGTCTGAGAGCTGCGGCAGATCGAGAAAGGCAAATAGCGGCTTGCCAAAGACAACCGCCTGAGAAAGCGCGCCATCTGTTCGCTTGCGTGACGGGCCGGGCGGCATGTCGTAGACCTGGCGGTCTTGTAAAACGCTTGTCACCTTGCGCTCCAGGCCATCATTCACGCTCAAGAGTTTCAGATCATAGTTTCGGCCATCATGGTCCAGTGAAACCACGTCTGTCGGATTAAGGGCAAGCTCTGACGGTGGCAGGACGAAGCTGGCACCGTCGCGTCCAACCCAGGCTTCTTGAAGGGCGCGGCGTACTCGGCGCTCTGCTTCTTCCGGGGCAACGGCAAGCGGGAAGTTCTCTGATGAGACCCGGCTTGCCTGCACTGTTACCCGCTGCGCTTCCACCTGGATGGCATCATAGTCTTCATCTGCTCGGGCAACAGACCATTTGAGCGCTTGAGGCAGTTCGGTTTCCTGTGCGCGTTCAAGCTCGATGGGCTCAGTGTCTTTTGGTGCTGCCACCAGATCATCAAGCTCAAGGCGTTTGGCGGCTCCGCGTCCTCGCATCTTAAAATGCAGGATGCCTTGGCTTTCGACCGCATCAAAGCCGAAGTGCCGTGCCAACACTGCAATGGAGGCACGCGGGCTTTGCAAGGCGGAAATCACATAGCCTTCCACGGCACCATAAAGATCAGAGGTGTCGATCAGATCTCCAGACAGCCCAGCGCGTTCGCATAGGTGCTTGACCAGTGCACCAAGCCCAACAGCCCCGAGCCGTCCTCCCAGCCAGTGCCCCAGTCGCCAGTTGTCACCATCTGACCAGACATTGATGAGCTCCGGGAAGAAAGGATAGGGGCGGGCATCCCATGTCCAGGCAGAGCAGTTGCTGAGATCAAGCATAGGACCGTCATAGGTGCTTGATGTGGGATTGTTGCCCGGCTCTTGCCAATAGCTCAGTGTGGCATTCAAGTAAGCCCGCTGAATGGCATCATCGCGCCAGGCACGAGAAAAGTAGGGCGCCTTGGATTCTGAGGACTTGGGATCAATAAACACGTTGGGCTGGTTGGTGGCGCGGTCTACAGCAGGACAGCCGAACTCGGTAAACCAGATGGGCTTGCTCTGTGGTATCCAGACCGTTAGCGTTGTTTCTCCCACACCGCCAGGACGATCATAATGCTGATTGCTCCACCAACTTTGCAGATCCTTATAGCGAAACACCCAGGGTTTGTTATGAGCGCCATCTGTGATTGGCGTGCGCACTTGGGCAATACGATCAGCATCACTTGCATAAAACCAGTCAAAACCTTCGCCGCCGGCAATGTTGCCCTTCAAATAACTCTGATCATAGATGTGCGGGTGGGCTTGTGCATCCAGATGGTCAAACCCATCGCGCCAATCGGAAAGCGGCATGTAATTGTCGATGCCGACAAAGTCGCAGGCATCAAGCGCCCAGAGCGGATCAAGATGGAAGAAGAGGTCTCCGCTGTCATCTGCCGGCCTGAAACCGAAATACTCGGACCAATCGGCAGCATAGGAAAGCTTGGTATTTGAACCCAAAATAGAGCGCACATCGCTCAAAAGGCTGCTCCATTGCTCAATAGCCGGGAAGCTGTTTGCTGGTCCTCGCACTTGATTAAGCGCGCGCATTTCTGAACCAATGAGAAATGCATCCACTCCGCCAGTAGCTTTGCACAGATGGGCATAGTGCAGGATCATGCGGCGCAAGCCCCAATCACCCGGTGGCCCAGTCCAGGAGACACTGGTTCCGCTTACACTGAAATCTCCAATAGAGGCTGAGCCAAACAGCGCAGACACCTGTCCAGCCGTTACTTCGCTTTTGTCCGGTGACCCTGCAAAGCCGGGAGCAGGGGAGCACGTTATCCTGCCACGCCAGGGATAAGCCGGCTGGCCAGCTTTACTGGCATCATCGCTATAAGGATCCGGCAGCGTGTTGTTTGGCGGGATATCCATCAGGATGAAGGGATAGAAGGTTACCCGCAGACCACGGGCTTTGATCTCCTTGATTGCCTCGACAATAGAGAAATCTGCAGGTGTACCGCCAAAGACCGGATCTCCCTTATCATCACGGCTGACCAGAAAAGCATCAGACCGACCGACACCATTGACGCTCCAGGACGTGCTGGCACTCTTGGTAGGTTGATCGACACCTGGGCGGATTTGGCAAGTTCCGCATCTGAGATCATCGCCGAACCAGGCAACCACAAGTGAGATACTTTGGATATTTGGGGCCGAGGCCTGCAAGCGATCCAGAGCACCGATGAGATCGGCTTGTGTTACCTCTGCATTTACGTTGATACCGGTTGTCTTGGCGCCGCCTTCGGTTTTGGTCACCTGCTGCGTGGCATAGACATATTCTCCGGATGCCGGGATTAGCGTGACGGACTGCAACCGGCCTTCCGGTGTGCCGTCCAACAGTGGGCGAAACACTTCCACCGTGATCTGCGGAATGCGGTTGCCGTAGTTTTCCAGCAGCAGCTCTTCAAAGACCAGATAGGCTGTGCCGCGATAGGCAGGGGCCTCGTTCATCTTGGCCTTGATGAGCGGATCAGGCTCTTGGTCCTCATCGCCTGCATACCAGCGCCAGGTGACGCCTTGCAGGTCCATGAGCTCACCATCTGCCCAGATGCGGCCAATGCCGGTGATGGTTCCCTCGCACAGCGCGATAGCGAACGAAGCGAAGTAGGCATAGGTGGTTGTTGTAACCTTCGGCCCGCCGCCTTTACCGCCACCTTGGGTTTGCTGGTTGATCTCCTCGCGAAAGTCAGTTGCCCAGATGATGTTGCCGCCGATCCTCATGCGGCCAAACACACGGGGGATAACAGCGCCTTCTGTTGAGGTGGTGACCTGCAGGCGGTCAAGCCGCTGGCCTTCAATAGTCTGGTCAGGAAGCGTTGTGCTGATCAGCCAGCTGTCAATATACGAGCCTGCTGCCGCGCCGATTGCGCCGCCAATCGTGGCAGCGGTCACGCCAAGAAACGAGCCGCCAATGGCTCCGCCCACGGCGGTGCCAACAGCGCCAAGGACAAGTGTAGCCATGGGGAACCTTAAGCTAGTTCAGACAGTTAGGGTGAGAGGAGCCAAACGATATCACTGAAAGTTAGTAAAATTGGAAGTCTAGCGCCCAATAATTGGGATTGGTTTTGCTTCTGGCAATGAAACCCGAGCCTGTGTCACCCCACATCCAGCCTGCTTTATCCTCACTGCCAATTTGCAAGGCGTATTCGAACTTCTGATCTTCTTCATCAAAGTACCACCAAGGCTCAGACTGAATGCAAGATGGCCAGCCACCTAATTTGGTTGCATCAAGAGTCCCAACGCCCGATTGCTCGTAGTAGTCTCCTAATCCGAGTTCATCGAAATCTATCGGTAAGGTGTCATGGGTTGGATAGTCTTCGTAAACTCGGGAGTCCCAGCGCGCTTCGAAGGGTCTGAGGAGGCTTTTGTGCGTAGGAGGTGTTACCGGCACCAGATCGCCTGTTTCCTTGTAAGCTCTTAAAAACCAACCTGCATAAGGTGATACGTCAGTGCAGTCCACGACATTGCTAGCCATGTCCATATAGGACTCTGAGATGAAGACAGTGATCAGCGCAATATCTTCGAGGTTGGAAGGGCGGTATGGCGCCGCTGATAAGTTCAGTTGGCAAAGAGGCCATAGGGGCTTTTCACGATAAATGGGCCAGTCTTCATCGGGGTGCATGAGACGAACCTCGCCGAAACAGGAGGCGTCTAGCTCACCCAGTGGGCGGAAACCGCCCACTTCTAGTCTCGCCGCAGGTTTTATGACCTTTGAGCGCCAGTCAGAGTAATTGGTATTTAGAGTGTTCAACTTAGTAATCTTTCGTGAAATTCTAATTCTTTATGAATCTCAGTATGTTAGATAGCAGGCGGTTGTCAGGCACAACAATCCCAAGATAGCCAACTCTCTCTATTGCGTTTCCAAAGACAAATAATCGATACCGAGGATCGGCTGGCCCTCCATACGGAATAACATCTTCGTAAAAATAAATGTTCTTATCGGATAGTTGGGTCTTCAAGTTCTGAATTTTTCTGGTGCTCTTGGTAAAAGCTAAGCAATGGCTCCAGGCCCATACATCTTCCTTGAGTTGTTCGTAAGCATGCTGTGTTGCTTCTTCTTCTGTATTGAACCTGCTTATCTCTCTTTCCGTGCCTCGCTCGGTATAGAATAAGATGAACTGCTTGTTTTCTCTTCTAAGGATAAACCCTTCGAGGATTACCTCTCCATCAAGTGAGTAGCCATTAAAATTACAACAATTGGCTTCCATCCATGCTTTAAGATCGACGAGGTTTCTCGGGGGGCGATCAGGTTTGGGAGGAGTAAACTCAACTAAAGGCATGTTCTTGTTTCATGTTTCTAATGTTCATTACTGAGTGGGCTTGCGAAAATTTGCCTAACAATAATCGTATGGTCCGTGATAGTAAAACCCAAACGTTAGCCTCCGGCTCCACGCTGTTGTTAGCTGTTGTTCAATGACTCCCACCCGCTCGTAAGCATGGATGAAGTGCCTGGCATCACTCATGATCCCGCAATGCTTGGCGATTGCGGTATCCTTCATCCGAAACAGCAAAATGCAGCCGGGCTTGATGTCTTTGAGAGGCACCGATTGCAGCCATTTGCTTGCTCCTTCCGCTAATAACTCCACGTCTCCAACTTCCCCCCAATCCCGAGTGTAGGGCGGGATGTCAGTTGGCTCGCCGCCGATGACCTCGCGCCAGACACCGCGGATCAGGCCAAGGCAATCACAACCTACGCCGCGAACACTGGCCTGATCGTGATAAGGCGTGCCGATCCAGCGCCGCGCTGCTGAGATGATGCGCTCGGATTGATCCTCACTCACAACGGCTCGCCTTTAGGCCCACGACTAGTAGCGGCATAGCGGATCAGAGTGTCATTGCCGAGAATGTGCGGAAAGCCGCGGTAGTTGTTGCCGTTATTGAACTTCTCAAGACATGTCTGCCAGCGTTTGTCGCAGCCCGCTCGGATCAGAAAAGTATCTCCAATAGCGAGCCTACGCACCGGCGCTTCCAGCAATGTAATGATCGTGACGCCAGAGATGATCTCATGGCGGGAGACTTCAACCTGCCGATCTTGGTTCTCTCCGCTCTGCCAGGTAAGCAGGCCAAGGGCAAACCAGTTCGCTGCAAACGCATCCAGACCAGAGGCAGCAAAGCCACGATCGCCGATGAGGCTGGTGACGGTGCCCGTACCCTGAAACTGCGACGTTTCCAGATTAACCTTGCAGCGGCTATCGCCAAGAGCGGCATCACAGGCGTTCTGGAAGGTCCGGCCTACGCTTTGTTCCAGCACATGGGCCATGCTGCGCACCTCGGCAACAAAGGCGGTTTTGCCGCGCCGTATCTGGCCGATGGACCCACGACGCATCAGAACCCGTTCCTCTGCGTTTTGCCAGTTGACCCGCCAGACTTCCACACTGGCATTGTCCCAAAGCCCGGCAAAGATATCGGTTTCGGAGATATGGTCAGAGGACAGCACACCTTCGGCTTCCTGAGCATCGACGGCAAGATCAGAAGAGGCGCGTAGCTCTGATGGAATGAGCCCGGCCTCCGGTTCAAAGTTGGTGTCATCGAACTGCAGAGGCAAGTCATGATCGGTAAAGCCAAAGACCACACTGTCTTTGCGGATCAGCCGCCAGCACCAGCACAGGGTGGTGGTGCCACTGGCAAGATGAGCAGCCAGGCCTTCGACAAGCTTCTTCATGACTGTCAGGTGTCCCGAACTTCAATCAACGGAATGGAGGTGATGGACCCAAGGCGCTCCAGGTCTAGCGTGATGTCGATGCTGTCGGTGTCAAAGCGGCAGGGCACATCGAACTCAAAGCCGGCGGTGATAATAGTTCCTGAAGCTGGGGCGCTATTGAAGTTGATGAGCCCGGTGGCAAGGTCAGCTGTCCAGTTACTCGATTGCTCGATGTTGTTCACCGCAACCCGGATGCTGCCAGCCACCGGCTTCGTGATGGTGCGCCAGTACCCAAGCCCCTCTGTTCCGTAGAGCTTGCGCAGCTGGAATGCTTTCTGTGTCCCATCACCAACACCCAGCCGTTGGTCCAGTGGTGTAATGGCTTTGGAGGGCAGGGTGCTTTTATAGTCGGCCCAGTCCTTGAAGCGAAAGGCGTAAAGCCGGCCACTGCGGGCTTCAAAGAAGGCGATGACCTCTTGCAGCTGGTCATTGCTGCGAATGCCGAAGGCCACATCATATTCTCGTCTTGAGTTTGCCCAGGAGGCATTGCGTTCCTCGCGTCCGGAGTAGAGTTCCACCACTTGCGTGCGCCGGCGCGGTCCACCTCTGGCTCCGCGGCTGATCTTCTCCGGGAAGCGCACATCATGAAAGACCATCAAAGCCCTCGGCGCCCACGTGCAACTGCCCGCTGAATGTCAGCTGCCACTTGCGTTATGGACTGACGGAAAGAGTCTACATCGCGGGTTTCGATATTGACGATGACGGGCTGCATGGGCTGATGCTGCCTGCCACCTCTGTACTCATCAATGATCCGCTCCTGCGGATGCATCAGCGCAAGGAATCCACCACGGCCATCAAGCCCGCCGGAGCGCGGAGCTGTGCCAGTATGCCCACCACCGGCAAAGCTTGTTGTTGGCGTCAGAAGCGACTTGAAGAAGCCAGACAGTAAGGTCTGCAGGCCGCCTGATGGATTACTCAAACCGCTGGAAAGCCCCGAGGCAATGGGGCCAAAGATAAACCGCCGGGCTGCCAGCTTTGCCATATCGGCAATCAGCGACGTGATGAGGCTTTTAAACTCCAGCTTGCCGGTTTGAACGAAGTTCGCAACGGCCTGCTCACCATCTGAAAATACTTTGACAATGCGATCGCCAAAGGCGCTACCAATATCGCGGGCGCTGGCCACATAGGCCTCGATTGATGCAAGCGCTGCCTCCCATCCGACCTTAGCCTCTTCGGCTGCTTTTGTGACTGCCTTACCTGTCTCCTCTGCCGTCTCTGCGACACGGTTGAGGGCGTTCTGGACTGCACGGGTTTTAATGGCAGAAAACAGCTCGCCCATGGGATCCTGCTCTGAGATTTCCCGAACGCGCTCATCCAGCGCTCTGGAAGCTGCTACCACCTGATCTGCATAGGGATTGGCGATCTGCCCGATCTGAACGGTTGGTAGCTCACCAATGCGAAAACTCTCATCAAGGCCGGGAATATTAGAAAGCACCCGGTTAGCCGCTCGGCTTAGCGTGTTAAGGCCTTGGGTGGTTTTGCGGATCATCAGGTTGATGCCGCGGATCACCGCATTAGTGGCTCCGATCATAAGTGCTGCGAAAGCTGCCGGCAGCTGCTCCCAGATGGTGGTGATGATTTCATAGGTGATCTTCATCTCATTGATAATGAAGTTACCCGTTGCTTTGGTGGCAGCCACCACACGGGTCCAGGCCGCTTCAAACCATGGAGCAATCGCATTGATAAGGGGTGCAACAAGCGCATTAAACCCATCTCGGATGAGTTGCCACACGGCAAGCAGTGTATCGCCCATGGTGACTGAAGTCTCGGTGGTCTGATTGATCTCATAGGTCAGGCCAGCAAAGGCAGCTGTCACCACACCGACGGCAACAGCCACTGGCCAGAACCTGCGTGCCACACCGATAAGAAGGGACCTTAGGTCTTTGAAGGCGCCTGAGACGCCGCCATTACCAAAACCATAGATCTGGGCAATCTGCGTGCCTTGCTGGGCCAGCACCAGAAACGGGTTTTGCCCACCAGCCAGCGAGACACCAATATCATTCACCTGAAAGAACATCTGCTGCAGGCGCAAGGTTGCGCCTCGCGATGCGCGGGCCATACGGGTGATGGCTGTTGTGCGGTTTTTTAGGGCGGCGATGCTTTGCAAGGTCTCACGGCGCTCGCGAGAAATAGCAGCTGTCATCTCATTTGCAGAAAGCGCGCCTTCCAGATGGGCGGCTTTAATCTCTGAGATGGCTTGCCGGTATCTGCGGATCACACCAAAGACAGGATTATACCGGGCCCGCAGATCATCCAAGG